TCATATAAAAAGGTTATCAAATTTAAAATCAAAGAAAAGCCAGTAAAAACTCAATAAAATCAACGCTTTTAGTCGTATTTTTTCATCTAATAGTGGAAAAACTACTAAAAAACCAAATCAATATATAGTTGAAATTCTTTATAAAATTTTTTATAGATTGCAGATAATGTTTAAATCGGTTAGTTATAACTTTAGTTCAGATTTTTTTCCCTCTTTTAGAAAACGAATCTGTTCCCTTCTAGGAATGGGGCGAGTTTCCGATTTCTCGCCCCTCAACAATCAAAAGGAAATAATATGCAAGAACGATTACAAATAGCTCAAATGCTATATGCACAAAGAATGCTTAAGAAAAAAACTCAAACACAATGTGGACAGAAACTAGGAGTCACATTTCAACAATTTCAAAAATACGAGAAAGCAGATAATGGGATCCCTAGTACAAAGTTATTATTATTCTGTAAAAAGTTTGGAGTTAAATTATCGGAATTTCAAGATGGCGATCCTTATTCAGTGATAGAAGCTGCACCTATTCACCCTATAAAAAAGGAAGAGTGTTTTGAAAGGTTAAGTCAATTAGAGACAAAACTAAATAGAAAGGAACAAGATGATAAAAGTAGAAGTGAAGAAAGTATGGCTGGGCAAAGTATCAGTTAGAGAACACATCTATAAAAAGGCTTTGCGTCTAAAAGAATCGTTAGGTATAGTGCATGAAAAGGAATATATGTTTATACCTTACGCAAATTTAAAGAAAGCTAGAATCTATACTGATCAAGTTTTTAAATCTCGATTCAATGATAAAAGTTATAGATTAATAGATTTTGAATGGAAACCTTGGAAACCTGAAGATAACAATCAAGGTAGGTTAGTATGAGTGATTTTATAGATATTCCTAAAGAAGATGAAACTCAACAACCAACTCCTGAAGAACATTATTTTTCTCGATCTAAAAATCAATGGCTTATGGTTTCTGATATGTCAGATATGCATGTTAGAAGAGCATTTAAAAGATTGTTAAGAATGATTAGATTAAATCAATTAGTAGAAGTTGAAGATGTAGCTAAAAATACAATCTATCAAGTAAAGATCACAGAAGAACTTAATAAGATAAAAGTACATTGTGATGAAATAAGAAAGGTCGTTGATGAATAAGAAAGAATGGGAAAAGCATAGTAGATGGCTCGATCAATTTAGAGGAACTATTATTTATGATAATGGAGAAAAAGATAAAAAAAAGAAAAAAGACATCAAAAAAACCAAAAGTAAAAAAAATAATTAGTGGTTATTATTTTGATGGAAAGAGATCATTAACTCTTTATGAAAAAAGAACACAAAAAGCGATTTGATCAATTAAAACAAATAGGTTGTATCGCTTGTAGAAGATCAGGTAAATTTGCTGATCCTGTAATACATCATATTAGGAAGCATACTGGAATGTCATTAAGGCCAAGCCATGATGATACAATTCCTTTATGTCCTATACATCATAATATGGGAAATCAGTCAGTTCATCTTAATAAGAAATTATTTGAGTCTTTGTTCGGAACAGAGCTTGAATTATTAAAAGAAACTAATATGGAGATAATAAAACTAGAAAGGACGGATATATTTTATGGAGGAATCGAAGAATAAGTTTCACGCATTACAATTATTTACAGATACTTTTGCGGCAGAAACAGTACATCTTACAAATGAACAAGTAGGAATTTATATAAGATTACTTTCTTTTGCTTGGACTAAAAATGCAAAACCATTTAAAACAGAATCAGCTTATCGAATATGTCAATGCATAGATGATAATTGTTGCATTAATGTCTATGAAGTTTTACAAGAATTTTTTATTTTAGAATCAGAAAATGAAGAAGATAGAAATAAAAATACTTGGACTCATAAAAGATTAACAGCAGAACATGAGTATTTAACAGCTAAATATAAGAAAAGATCGGAGTCAGGCAGAAAAGGTGGTCTTGCTAGAAGCAAAAACCAAGCACCTATACCTATACATATACCTATACCTAATAAGAATATATATGATCCTCAATTTGAACATCTATGGGATTCTTTATCAAAGAAAAGAGGGTCAAAATTCAAAGCTCACGAAACTTGGCTAAAATTATGGTCAAAAGGTATTTTGAAAGAATCTGATAATCCTCAATTAATTCAAGCATATCATAATCAGATAGAAGATATAGAAGATGTCAAATTTGTGCCACATTTCAGTACATGGTTATCTCAAAGAAGATGGGAAAATGACGATTCTGTATCAAAAGTGGCTTCAATACTACAAAAAATGGAAAAGCTAGGATATATCACAACAGGAACTGAATCTAATTTTACATTCTTTATAAAAGATGGAAAAAAGTATAAAATAGACAGATACGATAAGGATTACATAATACAAGATGTTGAATGAAAGCTATATTAAGAATTTTTAAGTACGCTAGAAAAAGAATAATAGCTTTATCATTAGAAAACAAAATGTTAAAAGTTCAGATTGAGTATTATAGAGCGATAGTTGAATCAGATATACATAGAAAACATTAATGAGAAGAAAAAAGGCAAAATATAAACATACTGTTATTAAAAAAAAGAAATATTATTTCTATAAGATAACATGGCTCGATATTACAGGCGACGCTGGTCATTGTACTGCTTTTGATTTTTTGGGATTTATGCCTAGTGTTATGATAACTCACGCTTATTTATTTGCTAAAGATAGAAAATATGTTAGAACTTTTGCAAGCTATGAAGAAAATGATGAGTTATTTTCAGATCGTAATGTATTTCCTAAAGGTTGTATTTTAAAAATGGAAAAAATTCTTTTATGAAGATTGAACTAATTCCATTAGATTCATTAACACCTTACATAAACAATCCGAGAAAAAGTTTAAATGTAGATAAGGTCGCCGCATCTATTAAAGAGTTTGGATTTCAACAACCTATTGTAATCAATAAAGAAAAAGTAATTCTTGCTGGACATACAAGATATTTTGCATCAAAGAAATTAGAATTAAAACAAGTTCCTTGTGCTATTGCAGAATTATCAGATACAAAACAAAAGGCATATAGAATAGCAGATAATAGAGTTTCCGAAGATAATCAATGGGATTTCCCTTTACTAAATTTAGAAATAGAAGATTTAAAAAAAGATAAATTTGATCTTCCTATATTAGGTTTTACTGAAGAAGAATTAAAAAAATTTATGTCAGTAGATACATTCAATCCTACTGATAAAGACGATCAATCTCAAATAGACGAAGCATCTGAAAAATGCGAAACTTGTGGACAAACATTACCTAAATAAAGATTTATATATTGATTATTGTTCACAGAAAGCTAGTGAATATTCTGTATATAAATGGCATTATTCAAAACGAATGCCTAAATCTAAACTTGTAAGGTTTGGTGTATGGGAAAAAGGCGAATTTAAAGGTACAGTTATTTATGGTTTAGGTGCTAATCCTAAATCAGGTGCATTTCTTCAAGTAGATAATTTTCAATGTCCTGAATTAGTAAGAGTAGCTTTATCGACTCATAAAAACCCTGTATCAAAAATAGTAGGATATACTTTAAGAAAACTTAAAAAAGATTATCCTAAACTTAAAGCAGTAGTATCTTATGCTGATCCTGAACAAGATCATAAAGGTAAAATATATCAGGCTATGAATTGGTATTATTTAGGAACTACATCAAAAGCAAAGGTTTATATACAAAATGGAAAAGAAATACATTCTAAAACAATTTCTGATAGAATTAGATTTGGTAAACTAGATAAAAATCATAAACTAGACTATAAAATTACAGAGGGTAAATATAAATATGTTTATTTGTATGATAAAAAGTTATTAAATCTAATAAGAGATAAAATATTGACATATCCTGCGTGAGCTTTAGAAAGGCTGATTGATACCCTCAATTAGATAGATGGTGCGATTCCAATCCTCACGCTCCATATGTTGCAAATAAGACTAAAAAGACATAAAAAGGACATAATGGCAAGACCAATTAAAAGAGTTGATATAGAAACAGTCAAGAAATTAGCGCAATTACACTGCACATACGAAGAAATTGCAGAGTTTGTAGGAGTGTCAACAAAAACATTACAGAGGAGTTATGTCCACTATATAAAAAAGGGACGAGAGCTGGGCAAAATAAGTTTAAGAAAAGCACAATTTGAGAAAGCATTAGGTGGATCAGTACCTATGATGATTTGGCTAGGTAAACAACATTTAGATCAGAAAGATAAGATTGAACAAACTTCATACAATGAACCATTACCTTTAATAATAGAAACTAAAGCTGAAGAAATAAAAGATGGCAAAAAGAAAAGGTAATCTTTATGGCAGAGTAGAACATGAGCCAGTCTTTCATAAGACTTCTATTGGTCGTAATCCTAGTAAAGCAAAAATGAATAAATCAAAGCGACGTTCATGGAAAAAATACAAAGGTCAAGGCAAATGAAAAGATCAATGTTTTATCCGAATGGCGAATTTATCCCTTATCAAATGCCACAAGATTATAGACCATCACAAGGTAGAGGAAGTTGTGGGAATTGTGGATTGTTTAGCCAAAAGCATATGTTCTGTGGAGTCTATCGGACTAAAGGAGTAAGAGATACTTATGTTTGTAATAAATGGCGACAACGACACATAAAGAGATAATGGAAGAGCCCGTTCACTATTTAGTAATGTTATTATTATCGTTTGATGGTCAGATGATAAAAGAAGCATTAGAGTTTACTAGACCAATGACATTAATGGAATGTGGAGATTTTGCAGATGCTCACAGAGAAGCTATTTCAACATTTAGTTGGGACGATCCAAGAGGATCAGCTTGGTTTCTTAATGATGGTACAGGAACATGGCAAGGACATATTTGTCTACAAGACCCTGATAAAATGTGATATATAAAATTCATTATGGCTAAATATCAAGGACGATCAGTTAAATTAAATAAAATTTTAAGAGGTGATGTTAAGAAGTTTAAAGTTTTTGTTCGTAATCGTAGAACAGGAAGAGTGCAAAAGGTTAACTTTGGATCAAAGACAATGAGTATTAAAAAACATATACCAGCAAGAAAGAGATCATTTATGGCTAGAATGGGTGGAGTCTTGAAAAGAGTTCGTGGACAAAAAACATTGTCGCCAGCTTACTGGGCAATCAAGAGCTGGAGATGATTGATAAGTTCTGTTATTTTATATTTGGCACATTAGATAAATGGTGTGCATGGGTTGATAGTATGTTTGTCAAACCTAAAAAGAAAAGAAAGAAAAAATGAAAAAAGATAATGATACATTTAAAGTTAGTTCAGAATCTAAATTGCAACTGCCATTAGCAAACTTAATTGGAATCATATTGGTTGTATCAGGTGCAGTATTTGGCTATGCAAATCTAACAGGCAGAATCACTAGTTTAGAAACTGCAAGACATATAATGGAAACTGATTTAATTTCAAAATCAGATCAAAAAATTACAGATCAGGAACAATATCTTTTATTAGAAATGTTAAGCAAATCACAAGAAACAACAGATAGTGAAATGCATTCAATGAGAAATAATACAGTAGAATTAAATAGAGCTATGAAAGATATAGAAGAATTAAAAAAAACTATTGAAATACTAAAAGATAAGGTAAGAGCAAATGGAACGCATTAATAGACAAGTTATAGATCATATAAAAGATCAACAACATAAAACAAAACAAATGCACATTATTAAACATCTTAAAAAAGAAGTAGATATAGGAGCTAATGGAACTCAAAAGTATGTATTAAAAAAAGGAATTAATAAAGGTAAAATTATATGACAGAATTAGTAGTAGCTTTACTTATGATTATTAATGGAGAGATTAAGGAAGCAAGAATACAAACATCATTATCAGAATGTTTAAAGGGTAAAAGGGTTGCAATGCGTGATACAAAAGACTCTATTAAGTATCAATGCATAAAGTCTATGGCAGAATTAGAGAAAAATATAGATGGAAGTAAATCAATTAAAAAACTTATATTAAAATGAACAAAGTAGATGTTGTAAGAATATTAGCTGAAGATAAGACATTTGAAAATGAAGTAAGAGACAAAGGCGAAAACGATTTAGAAGTTAAGATTAAAATATTAGAAAAAGAAGTAGATACATTAAAAGCAATAATAAATTTAAAAGAGATTGAATTAACTAGCAATCAAACTAAAATAAAAGAAGTTAAAGAAGATAATAAAAAGTTAGCTAAACAAATTGAAGATTTAGAAAAGGAAGCAAAGGATATGTTATTATATCCATAATTATGAGTTTTAAAGATGATAGATTGGTGTGTAGAAAAGATTGGCAAGATTGCGAGAACAATATTCCATTGGTCTTGGAGAGTACAAACTCACAGAAAATATTACAGAAAGAAGAAGTAAATGGAATTTGTTTTAACAATGATAATGTGTGCCTTTGTTGAGGGAAAGACTACTTGTATGCCACCTCATACTTTTAAAGAAACTTATACAGATGGATATAGTTGCATGCTTGCTGGTTATACAAAATCATATGATAAAATTGTTGAACTTGGACAGGAAGATGTTAATAAATTTAATATCTATATAAAATTTGGTTGCAATGAAAATCAATCTAACAAAACCACAATATCAAGTAAGCACATCAGATAATAGATTTAGAGTTTTAATATCAGGCAGAAGATTCGGTAAAACCTTTTTATGTATTACAGAGATGATGAAA